TCCCGCTCTTCAGCGTGTCGGTGTAGCCGCGCTGGTCCGCGAGCGCTTTCGCCATCTCCGGGTCGTACTCGGCCGTCGGGTTGATCGCGGTGAGGTCGGGCCGTGCCACGGCGCTCGGGGCCCAGCCCCCGCTTCCGCCGCCAGCGACTCCGCCCGCGCCCCCGCCGCCGCCAACAGACGGAAACGAGACGCCCGACCCCGCGGTCTTCTGGCAGCAGCTCGTGCCGCCCGGCGCGCGGGTGGCTCCTTGCGGACACGTCATCTGCCGCGGATTGGGGCTGCCGGCGGGGGCCGGCTTGCTCTCCATCGGCACGCTGACGGTCCCCTGCGGACACCCGCCCACGGACGCGCCCGCCCGGCGGGCGGCCTTGATGGTGGACGAGGCTCCGAAAGGCATCAGTACCTCCGCTGTTGCAGGGCGTCGAGCGCAGCGGCCGGGTTCACGACGTCGCGGCCTCCGGGCGGAAGGCCCTGGCCCTGAAGCGGCTGGCCCGGCTGTGGCGGTTGCGCCCCCCGGCCCGGAATCGGTCGCCGGCGGGAGCGCACCTTCCGGAAGTCGGTCGCCGGCGGCATCCCGGTCGGCGGGGCGGGCTTGCCCGGCGGCGCGGGCGCGACAGGCCTGCCCGGCGGCGGCATCGCCGGCCGCGTCACCCCGGTCGCCGGCGTCCCGGTCGGGGGCACCTTGCCGAGCGGGGCGGGCGGGACCTTGCCGGGCATCACCATCTCGGCCTGCGGGAGCTGCACTTTGCGCGGAAGCATGTTCTGCATGGGAGACCCCTCCTTCATTCTATGGGACTACGCAAGAGACGGCGCCCACGAAGGGCTCCTCGAGCTCGATCCCGTTCGCGTCGAGCACGGTGATCGTGAAGCTCAGGCTCTCGCCTCCGGCCAGGAGAATCGTAGCGAACTCCGCCGCAAGATCCGAGCCGGTCAGCGCCACAGACTCGTCGATGATGTGGTCGCCCGTCGTAACAAGGCGAACCGTGATGGGCCACGCGGGGTCGCCGTAGAGGTACGAGATCGTAGCGGTTGGGATGTAGTGCTCCGGCGCGAGGACGAGAGGCGAGGCGTCGGGATCGAAGGGCACGCCCCCGAAGTCCACGGCGAGGAAGAGAAGCGTTCGCTCCTCGATCCCCCTGGCGGTGCCGCCCGGCGTCCAGACCCCGCCGAAACCGCGGTACTCGAGGCCGACCGGCGCGACCGCGCGAAGCTCGAACGTGAACCCGCGGCCGACGACCTTCTCCGGGACGAAGAAGTGGGTGGTCGCCGGAACGTAGAGCATGGCGAGCGTCTTCTGCCCGGAGCGCGCGAGCCTCACGCGCCGCGTCTCTTCCTTCGTCGTCGCCGCAACGTCGATCTTCCAGAAGGAGAGGTCGTTGTCTGGGAGCTCGCTCCTCCAGGCCTCCTCGTCCCCGCCGCGCGCGTAGAGCGACCAGCCCGTGAGCTCGGACTCGACGTAGTACCAGAGCTGCACGAGGTTCTTGCCGTTCTCGAGGTCGTCGCCGGGCTCGAAGAAGAGCTGATGCCCCGTCCGGATGATGGCTTCCTTCTGCAGCCGGTCCCCGTCGTCGTCGCCGTCCGTCCAGTCCTGCTTCCGGATCTTCCCGTCGCACGAGCCGATGACAAGCTCGCCCTCCGCGTCGTAGAAGCCGCAGGAGTCGAAGCGGTGCTTCATGTCGAGCGTCCACTCCGGGTGCGCCTGGTCGCCGGCCATCGACGGCTCGAAGGCGCCGTAGTAACCGACGTAGGTGATCGTCCCGGGACGGAGGCCGGTGTTCTCGAACTCCGGCCGCAGGCTCCGCCGGGTCGCGTACATGTAGACCTTGTTCACCCGATCGTGAACGGCGAAGCCGTTCTCGAAGGCCGCGCGGTTGGCCTTGAAGTCGTCGCGCCACAGGGGCTGGCCGTCCTTCAGCAGGTAGCGGAAGCCGCCGTCGTAGAGCCACGGGCCGTCTTCGCTCGGGAACCAGACCTTGTTGTGGATCTCGAGGACGCCGAAGTGATTGATGCAGCCCACGTCGGAGTCGAGCTTCTCCATCACGAAGTCGTTCTCGCCCTGGCCGAACTGGCGCACCATGTAGGCCGCGCGGTAGCAGAGCACGAGCAGCTCGTTGCGACCCTTCCAGATCGACGTGATGGACTCGCGGTCGAGCGTGTCGCGGAACGAGGCGGGCCGGACGTACTGCGGGAAGCCGGGGCGCGACCACCAGAGGCGGTAGGGATAGTTGGACGATCCCGCGTACCACATGCGGCCCGCCCACGAGTGCCCGATGGTGGTCGTCGGAGGGATCCCGTTCTGGTACTCCTGCGGGCCGGCAAACGTGAGGCGGGTCGTCCGGATGTTCTCCTCGTAGTCGGTGAGGCCGTAGGGCGCCTCCCAGGCCGTCCGGAAGGTGCCGCCGTCCATCGAGACGTAACCGCGGACGTGGGTGACCCGCCGCTCCGCCGTGACGTTGTCGATGATGGACCAGGTGCGTCCCGCACCGCCGAGCTCTCCGACGTTCTCCACGTTGCCGAAGTTGGACTCACAGAGGACCTTCGTCCCCGACTTGTGAAGGAATGTGGTCGTCGCCAGGCAGAGGCCGTCGGACCCGCCCGTTCCGCCGCCAACGACGACCCTCAGCACGCGCTGGGGCGGCCGGATCCCCCCGATGCGGAAGCGCCCGCTGTCGCCCTTGTGGCGCACCACGGGCCGGGTGTAGTAGCCGATGACGTAGAGCTCGCCGCGGAACCAGACGAAGCAGGGCCGCCTGCCGGTGTAGGTGACGCCCTGGGACTCGAACTCGTCGGGAAGTACGACCCCGCCGCCCGTGTCGCCCAGTCGCCCGCCCTGCGCGTAGAGGAGGCCCACTCAGGCCTCCCCAGAAGCGCCGAAGCCCTCGGCAACCTCGGCCGACGGCGCCGATCCCAGGCAGCCGCGTGTGGCGGCCTCCGTGGGGCCGATGAAGATCGGGTCGGTGTCGCTGGTCGTCACGTCGTAGGCGTCGAGGCTGCCCCCAGCGTACAGCCTGCCGGCTACGGCCTTGATCCAGAAGTCCCACCGCGGGCCGGTTGATACGCCGTCGATGGCGTTGAAGACGTCCGCGGTCGCGTCGAAGACGCTCTGCACCGGAAGCCCGGTCACTGGGCCGACTCCCGTGTAGGGATGCTTGTGGACTTCGTGGCGAGCGTCGGTTTCATACTCGTAGTAGGCGCTCGCCACCAATTTCTCGTTCAGGATTTCGACTGGGAGGTACTGCTTGGGCCTCACGCCATAGCTGGTCGAAGGAACGCCGAAGTTGTCGTGGCCAGGCGAAGCAAAGGTCGCAACCGGCACGTTCCAGGCGGAACCGTCCTTCGCCATCTCGAATGCCCAGATGCCTCGGCCTGTAACCCACACGCCTCCGTAGACGACAGGTATGACCGCCTGAAAGGCGATCACCCCGCGCCCGCTGCTGGTCTCCTTGTAGGCGCCCCAGTGGTCGACGGTGATCTGGACCTCGCCAGGGAATGGCTCGGGGTCGCCGAGAACGCCGAAGCTGTAGACCAGACCCTTCGGAAGCTCGATCCATGCCCCGCCCTCGGAGAGGTAGCCGGCGTAGTCGCCGAGGGCGCCACCGGTCGAGGCCACGACGAAGGGACCGTGCGCCTGAGCGCCGATCAGCGGAGGCAGGGCCGACAGGTCGAGTCCGAAAATGGTTTCGATGAGCGTCTCCGCCACGCCGTCCCAGCGCACGACGGCGACCGTTCCAGCCGTCCCGAGCACCAGCATGAAGAGCAGCTCGCGGACGCCCACGTTCGCCTCTTGTCCCGGCGTCGGATCGTCGCGCCGGTCGGACCACACGAGGACGTCCATCACACAGTTGATCGCCTCATTGGCGAACGGGTTCTGTGGGTAGAAGACGACCTGGGACGTGCCGAGCGGATCGTCGAAGGGGAAGAGCGTCGCTGGATCGCCAACAAGCCCGGCGGTCCCCGTGCCTCGTTGGGCGTCGCTCGCGAGCTCCCTCGTCCGGCCCGGCAGGTCCATCGCCACCAGGGCGATGGCGGGGCCCCACTGGTCCTCGGCGTCAGGCTTCGGCATCACCATGAAGGCGTGGACGCGCCCATTGAGCAGGAACGGCGGGCAGGTCAGCGGATCCGGCGGGTCCGTAGGGACCGCGAGCACGTTCGGGAGCATCGCGGTGCACCCGTAGTAGAAGTCCAACTGAATGGTCGGCTGTACGACCGTGTGAACGCTGGCCAGCGCGAGCGGTTCGATCACCTTGCTGAGCGCGCCCGGCGTCTTCGACGGCGATCCGAAGCCGACCGCCGCGTACTCCGAATAGGTGAGGTCTCCGCCCCGAGGCCAGATTGCCCGGAAGGTCATGGCGTTGAGCGGCGGGGTGAGCCCGGGCCCCTCTACGGCCCCCGGGTAGAGCAGGAGGGCCGACAGCTCTTCCTCATCTCCCGTGAGGGCGACGACGCATTCCGAGACGCCCGTGGAGTGGAGGAGCGAGAGCCCGGGCCGCGTCTTCATGCCAGCCGGCGTGATCCGGCAGTTGACGACCAGGTGGTGCTTGTTCGGGGGGATCGTGGCCGGGTCGCCTGACCTGAAGATCCCACCGAGCGGCGGAAAGCCGCCGATGCCCGGCCGGAACTCGAAGGGCTTCCCGCTCCCGTCCATGCTCCTTCTGGGCATGGCTTATCCGAAGAACCCGGGGAGCTGGTGGAGGCCGGAGCCGAAGCGCCCGCGCTCCCGCTTCACCGCCGCCAGCGCGTCCTGGTAGCTCTTGTCGAGCGTCTGCCAGCGCGCGTCTCCCTTGGACTCGCGCAGCGCCGCCTTGAGCCCGGTGCAGAGCAGGGGGATGTGGAAGTCCTCCGGGATGTGATTCGGCGCCACGTCGCCGCGGGTGACGTCGAGGCCCACGTCTCCAGCGTCGGGCGTGGCGGGCGACGTCGTGATCTCGTAGGTGAAGGTCGTCGGGCCCGTGACCGTGATCCGGAAGTTGCCCTCGTAGTCGTCCGCGGTCGCGTTCGCCACGACGACGAAGTCGTCGGTCGTGAAGCCATGCGCCTGCGCTGTCGTTCCGGTGACCGTGGTGCCCACCAGCGCGAGCGTGACCGCCTGGGTTGCGCCGGCGTCGGGGTCCTTCGCGTCCACGAGGCGCGGGGCCTTTCGGCAGTAGTGGAGCTCGAGCTCGACCGGAGCGCCGTTCGGGCCGATCTGCAGCAGGTCCCGGAAGCCGTCAATCCCGACCGGCTCGACGTCAAAGATCGCGTAGGAGTGGGGAACGTCGATGGATGCGCGCAGCTCCGTGATCTGGTCCTCGGAGACCTCGTCGAGAGGGTGCGAGCCCACGATCCCGCCCTGCACGAGGTACACGGCACCGTAAGTCCCGACCCGGGCGAAGTCCCAGGGCACCGCCACCCGCCCGGCCCCGGCCGGAACGATGAGACGGGCGCTCGTCTTGCGGCGAGCCCAGGCCCGCGCCGTGTAGGCTGCGAAGAAGACCTCGACCAGGCCGACGTGGGCGCGGCGCCGGCGTTCGACGTAGGCCGCATCCGACTCGCTTACGTTGTCGCCCAGGCTCAGGCCGTTGTCGATGATCTCGCTCGTCCTCAACACGCGCCTCCCTGGGCGCCCGCCTCACTCCGCGGGGTCGCCCTGCCTCGCCTCGGTCTCGGCGTCCAGCCTCTTCTCGAGCTTGGCCGCGAGGCGTGCGGCGATCTTCTGCCTGACGAACTCCATCTGGTCCTGGTCGCCGTCGAGGATCCCCGCGAGCTCCTGCTTCGTGAGCTGGACCCCGCTCGCCTTCGCATCGACGTAGAGGGTGGCCCCCTCCGTCGTGTCGAGCGGGATGGTGGCCGGCGGAGCCTCGGCCTCGTACCTCCCCTCGAGCGCAACCCGGAGGGCGTCGGTGGTGAACCGAGGCTTCTCGGCGGAGCGGCTCTTGAGGTGCGTGATTGCCCAGGCGATCAGGTGCTCGGACGAGCTCGGCGGGGCGGGCTGGCCCTTCTCCTCGAACTTCCGGCGACGGTCCATCTCGTTCGCGATGATGGCGCGCGCCCGCTCGTCCTGGCTCTTCTCGTAGATCGGGATCCCGAGGGTCATCGCGACCGCGACCTCTTCGGCCACGCTCACGATGTTGAAGCCGCGGTTGAACAGGTCGTCGCGGTCCCGCACCAGGTAGCGCGCCATGGCCTGCACGTCGAGGACGGTCTCGTAGCCGCCGCTGTCCGTCTCGACCGTCACGTCGCGCACGAGCACGGTGCCCCGGAGCGGATTCCCGCGCTGGTCGGACGCGCTGGGCAGTCGGTATGGAGAGCCTGGCCCCACGCGCGCGGTGTCCGTACGGGGCGGCACCCAGATTTCCTCGCGGTTGTACTTCAGCACGAGGGGCTCCTCGCCGGGCCAGACGAGGATCGCCTCGTTGAGGCGCGTCCACAGCTTACGAACTTGCATGGGTTTCACCGAGCTCCTGGGCGGGGGCGACCCGACCAAACGTCTTGTCGCTCCGGGGCGACCGGAGGACCACCGTCGTCTTCTTCGACTCGACCAGCCGCAGTGGCGCCAGCTTGAGCGCGCGCCGCCTGTCCTGTTCGGCCTGGAAGCGGAGGTACTGCTTCCAGCCGGTCTCGCTCACCTCGTTGACCTTCCGCATGAGGTAGGGCTCGAGGTCCTTCTTCTTGCCCTCGATCTCGGCCAGCATGGAGGCGTACTCGCGCTCCTCGCGCGCGCGCTTCTCCGCGTGGAAGCGCTGCCAGCTCTCGGCCGTGATCCGCAGGTACATCCCCCGGCACCAGCGGTAGAGGCTCCAGTCCCAGGGCAAGTAGCCCCCCGGTCCGCCGCGGCGGTACGTCTCGACGGCCTGGTCCTCGATGATCGCGTCGAGGAAGTTGGGCGGGTCGGACCGGTCGTGGGCCGGCATCTCGATCCGAAAGGGCCTCCGCAGGTAGCGGGGGATCGGATAGTAGCGGCCGATGCCATGATGGACGACCCGGAGTGGGTCGCTCGACCCCGGCGTCGCCCAGAGCTGGACGCGCCAGAACGGGATGAGGCCGGGGTCGAACTCGCGGATCGCCGCGGTGACGGACGGGTCCTTCTCGAAGCCCGGGACCGGGACGCAGGTGTAGTGGTCCGGCCCGAGCTGGCGG